GGCAACGGCACTGGGAACTGATCAGGTACTAGTTAACAGTGCTGGTAACTTTGGCAAAGATTACGTAAGTGGCTCAGCACAAATGGCCCATGCCACTGATGCAAACGGAAAACTTATTATGGGTGGACGCATGTTGATTGTTGGTAGCTATGATACCAACACCAATCAGATTGCCAGTTATAGTAGTAAAGCTGGTACGGTTTGCGCTACCTGGGACTTTAATGCAAACGTATGTAAGGATGCCGCGAAGGCAAGTGACTTTTATATTCTTGCTCCAGGCAGTGCTATTGAAAGTGCATACAAGGATGGCACTACTGTAACAATGAGTGGTACGTCCATGGCAGCGCCAGTTGTTACTGGAGCACTTGCTGTTATTCATCAGATGTGGCCTCACATGAAAGGCGAGAATCTTGTTAAACTGCTAACGGTTACTGCCGATAAAGACCTTCCAGGGTATGCAGTACATACACATGGGCAAGGACTATTAGATCTAGACAAGGCAACACAACCCGTGGGCGCAACTGGTATCCCAACAAGCGGGCGTACTAGTGGACAGATTTCAAACATTGCTACACTAAGTGGTGGTGCTGGTATCGGCAGCGTTAATAGTGAGGCATTTGCTGCTCTAAGTAATGTTGTCGTACTTGATAGTTTTGAGCGAGATTTTACAATTGATCTAAGTCAAACTCAGGCTATTGATACCCGCCCTGGCTCACAAGTTGAGGCAATTAGTTTTGGTAATACCTATGATGGTTACTGGAATCTCGCTAATAGCGGACAATTCTCTACAGACGTCTTGGGTATTCGCACATCGTTTAAAATGGATCCAAAGCAGAGAGGTAACGGTGATTTGGGGATGCGTACTGAGTATGATGCATACAAAACTGAAGACACTATTCTTACAGCCGCGCTTGGTATGGTCAAAGAGACAGGCAAGTTCCTTAATAACGTTCAACAAGGCTTCATGGGAGTTGGCGAGAATCATACAACAAACTATGTAGGAGTAAGTTTGAACCATAAGTTTGATGATAACTGGTTTGGATTCGGCAATTACCAGATGGGTATTACGGACGTTGAATCTAGTAAAGAGTTTAGTTTGGTGACTGGGTACAGTAATCTAGTTAGTAATACATGGGGTGCTGGTGCCGGTTACAAGTTTAAAAACGGGCTTTCGATTGGAGCAAGTGTGAGTCAGCCTCTCACAATTACAAGCGGTAAGATGAACTACAAGGTGCCAGTTGGACGTACCCTGGATGGCCAAGTATTGTTTGATGAAGGCAGTGCTGATGCAAGTACAAAGCATATTGAAGTTGACACAGGCGTGTTTATCAAATATAATGTAGATAATGTTGCGGTTGCTGGATATGCAGAGCATCGTAGAAACGTTGCTGGGGTTAATGATAACAATGAAGTTAATCTAGGCATTAAAGTGAACTATAAGTTCTAAGGAGATATGTATTGAACTTAACTGACCTTACACACGAAAATGTAGAAGCACTACAGTTCGATACTAGTCACGATCCTGTGAGACCCGAGCTTGACCTAGACTTTAGGTTGGGCCCGGGTCGTCGGGTTTATGTGTTGGAAACGGACGGTAAGTATCAGGCAGCAATTTGCGTTGCCTATACTAATGAAGTACCAACTACTGTAAAGGAACTTGACCTTATGAGTCAGGCTGCTTGTCAGGAAGATCAACACGGTTCTATTTGCGTAGCATATACAGTTTGGAGTCGTGCGCCACGTGCTGGCAGAGACGTTGTTTTTCGGTTGCTAGATGAATGTCGTGCAAATGATAAAGTCAAACGTCTTATTACACTAAGTCCAAAAACGGATATGGCACGTAGGTTTCACTTAAACAATGGAGCAGTTACTTTGCAGAACAATACTGCAACTGATAACTACGAATACAGTTTATGAATATGTTCAAAGATAGGAAACGTGTAATCCTAGACCGTATCGGGCAGGAGCCGTATTTGGTTAGGTATTACTTGTTCATTAAAGATCGCAAATGGTTTCCATTTAACGTATTCTTACACAAGTTTTTACAAAGCGATCCGGATGAACTACACGATCATCCCTGGCCCTACTTCACGCTAATCTTACGTGGAGGTTATTGGGAGACTACTCCTAAAGGACGTTTCTGGCGTGGTCCAGGACACATGCGTATTAGCGGTCCTAAGAGTCTGCATCGTGTAGAACTAGAACCAGGAGTATGTGCTTGGTCACTATTCATTCCTGGTCCTAAACTACGTGAGTGGGGTTTCATTGTCAACGGTAAATGGATGCACAATGAAAAGTATTTTGAATGGCGAAAGCAGAAGGTAAGAGATGAAAAAATTATATCTATCTAATCGAGATATTGAAAAGAGTGTACATAACGTTATAAAGCAAATGTATGCTGACAACTGGCGGCCCGATTATATTGTAGGTATTACCAGAGGTGGATTAATTCCTGCTGTAATGATGAGTCATCTAACTGGCATTAAAATGCATACACTAGATGTTCGTTTACGTGACGGACAATCTGATGGTTGCGAAAGTAACTGTTGGATGGCAGAAGATGCATTTGGTATTTTCCAAATGGGTGGCACATATGAAGATAAGAAAATTCTTATCCTAGATGATATCAATGACACTGGCGCTACGTTCCAGTGGATTAAAGAAGATTGGCCATCAGGTTGTTTACCAGATAATGCACGTTGGGAAGAAGTATGGGGCAATAATGTTCGCTTCGCTACGGTAGTTAATAATCTTAGCAGTGAGTTTGATGTTCAATATTCATCCATTGAAGTCAACAAAGCAGAGGAAGATACTTGGGTAGTATTTCCCTATGAGGAATGGTGGTAAAATGACAACGTTATTTGAAACATATAATAATTGGATTACAGAACAAGAACATCAAGAACTTCTTAGTGAAGTTATGTATTCACCTAAGTGGAGGTTTGGACAAACAAGTGACAATACTATAGAACCAAATTATCCTTGTTGGTTTCAAAATTTTTACAACCATACCAAATGGGACTTTGTGGCCAACTGTAACACACTCGTAAAGACACTAAGTGATCGTTTTATGCAACTGGTCCCAGATGATTATATGTTAATACGATGTATGGCAAGTGCTAATACATTTGGCCAGGACGGTGACTTTCATGTTGATTGGCCCCGCTCAAATACAAGTATCACAGGTGTATTGTATACAGATAAAACATGGGATACTAATTGGGGAGGTAGTACGCTCTTCAAACAGGACGATGCATATGAAGCAAGTGAATACGAGCCGCGCAAATTTATTACATTTGACAGCAGTGTGTCGCATATTGGTGCCGGACCACAGAGGAGATGTAAAGAAATGCGTAGTATTATTGCCCTACAGGCTGTCCAGTGTGATGCACTAAAAGAGAAGCTAAAACTAAATTGACACTGATTCATAAATATAGTACAATAGTTAATATTAAAGAGGACTTCGTGTTCGCCCCTCTTAAAAAATTCCGCACACTCCATAACCAAGGAGTATAAAAATGGCAAAATATATTAGTACAAAGACTTACACACACCTAGGACCAGTAGCATATCGCCAATGGAGAGCCGACAGTCATTGTAATATGATTCACGGCTATGCACTCAGCTTTCACTTTGAATTCGAGTGTGACACATTAGACGCACGTAACTGGTGTATGGACTTTGGTGGACTACGTCCATTAAAAGAGAACTTAGAAGATTGGTTTGATCATACGTTGCTGGTTGCGGTAGATGATCCAGAACGAGAACATTTACTTAACTTGGGTAAACTGGGCCTTGCTAAGATTACAGAAGTCGAGAAGACTGGATGTGAGGGTATTGCTGATTTCTTATATGAGTATTGCAATACTATCCTACTTCCAGACTATAGTGAAGAGCATCGTGTTTGGTGTTGTAAAGTTGAAGTACGTGAAACAACAAGTAATATGGCTATGAGAATTGGCCACAGAGAAGATGGAGAATTTAATGTTTAAAATATTTAAAAAATGGTGGAATACTAATACTGTTCCTGACTTCGAAAGCATGACTAAGAAAGCTATCGACGAATGGGCAGCGGCAAAAGGCATTCAACTAGATCGTCGTGAAACAAAAGAAAAGATGATCGAAAAACTTAACCAACTAATTTAAGGGCGGACATGAAAGTTAGATACACAGAAGCATTTTATAGTGTACAGGGAGAAGGTAGATGGACAGGAGTGCCAAGTGTCTTCCTCCGTATGTTTGGATGTAACTTTACATGTCCTGGATTTGGGTTGCCGCCCGGCACCAAGACCACTGAGCCAGATGACATTGCAGCACAAGTTAACGAAAATCCACATCTTTATAAGAAATTGGATGATCTCCCACTAGCAACAACAGGGTGTGATAGTTATGCGGCATGGCATCCTGCGTTTAAAAAGTTCCAAACTACAACAGACGTAGACGGACTTGTAGAGCATCTACTAAGTTTAACACCTAACGGATGCTGGACGCAAGAAAACGGACAGGATGTTCATTTAGTGATTACAGGCGGAGAGCCGCTACTGGGGTGGCAACGAGCATATATACAACTATTAGACCATCCACGCATGAAGGACTTAAAAAATGTCACGTTTGAAACAAATACTACCCAATCTTTGTCGGATGAATTCAAATCGTATCTTGAGGATAATCAACGACTACACATTACATTCTCTTGTTCCCCGAAACTATCAGTTAGTGGACATAGCTGGGTTGATGCTATCAAGCCTGATGTTGCTCGGGAGTACACTACTATTACTAATAGCCACCTTTATCTTAAGTTTGTTGTTTGTGATGATGTGGATGTGGGAGAAGTTGACCAAGCTGTTTCAGAATACAGATCGGCGGGGGTTGTGGCGCCAGTTTACCTTATGGCTGTTGGGGGCACGAGCGATAGTTACTTCCAGAATGGCAAAGGTGTGGCGAATCTTGCCTTGGAAAAAGGATACCGTTACAGTCCCAGACTCCACGTTGACGTCTTTGGCAACGCCTGGGGAACTTGATCTAGTAGACAGGATTAGAAAGCATCAATGAAAACAATTTGGGTAAGACACGGCCAGTCAGAATACAACGCAGAAAATCGTAGTACAGGCTGGCATGATCCAGATCTTACCCAACTTGGTATTGAGCAAGCACTGACTACTGCTACAGAACTAGTAAATAATTATCAGTTTATTGCAGAAATTCATTGTAGTGACTTACGTAGAAGTTATTATACTGCAAAGATTATTCTTGATAGTACACCCTGGTTTAAAGATATTAAGATAGATGCGCTAATCCGTGAGAGAGACTATGGAATCTGGAGTGGACGCAATAAAGAAGATCTTTTTAATGAACTAGGTGAAAAAGAATTTATGAATATTAGACGAGGCTGGAATAACAAACCAGAAGATGGTGAAAGTCTTAAAGAATGTGCTTCGAGAGTTGCCACATTTATAAACGGACTAGAAGACTCCCCTAGTCTACCTCATATTATTGTATGTCACGGCAATACAATTAGAGCAGCAAGTGTAGTGCTTGGAAAAAATACTGCTGAATCAGTACGTGACTGGGAAATAGAAACAGGAGAATTTGTAGAATGGGATTGTTAAATGATGTTAAAACCGCAATGGGAATGGGCCAGGCTAAGAAAGTAGAGTCCAAGCCGGAGCCTAAAAAGAAGAAGAAATCTGAAAAAGAAATTGCTACAGAAGCAGGTGAAGCCTGGGTTAGTGTATTAAAAGTAGAAGTTGATCCAGATAATCCAGGTAATGGTGCGTTTGAACTTGATTGGAATGAGCACTTTATTAAAAAATTATGGAGTGCGGGATACAAAGACGAGGATGAAAACGATATAGTTGATCGTTGGTTCCAAGATGTTTGTAGACACGTTGTATTAGAAAGTTACGAAAATGACGAAGCAATGATTACCAAAAATGATTTAGGTGACGGCCGCACAGAATATAGATAATAATGAAATTATATTTTAATGGTGATAGCCATACTGCTGGTGCAGAACTCGTCGCGGACTATTGCTTTGCAAGTGATGATCCTGGTCTAAAACACATGGGAGAACTGGCTCATCCTGGATGTTTAAACAAAAGTTTTGGATATAAACTAGCAAAGATTCTTAATGCTGGATATAACTGCGAGGCAATCAGTGCAAGTAGTAATCATCGCATTTTACGCACTACCCGTGATTTTTTAGATCAAAGACACGCTAGTCAAAATTTTATTATTATTGGTTGGAGTACCTGGGAACGTGAAGAGTGGAAACACGAAGATCAAACATTCCAAGTAACAGCAAGCGGAACTGATCAGTTACCAGAGTCTTTGCAGGACGATTATAAAAAATGGGTAATAGATCAAACCATAGAAGTGCTTATAGAAAAAGAACAGCAATGGCATACAGCATTATATAAGCTACATACCTTCCTGCAAGAAAAAAAAATTAAACACCTTTTCTTTAATAGTTATAGCCATTTTGGAAATATAGAAGAGCAAGTAGACTGGGACAATTGTTATCTGGACCCGTATACACAAGCAGGCACATACTGGCATTGGTGCGAAGCCCAAGGCTTCAAAACAGTTAACAACGGTTACCATTATGGAGAAGATGCGCATAAAGCATGGGCAAACTATCTCCTGCCTAGGTTGACAGATGTTACAAGTAGTAGTAATATAGTAAGAGTAAAGCCACGTAAGATTAACACAGCACCAAGGCGTATTAAATGACAACTTATCTGCTAGTAGACACTGCTAATACATTTTTTAGAGCACGTTATGCTGCACATCGCGGTATGGATCAATGGACCCGACTAGGGTTTGCTATGCATGTTACTATGAGTGCAGTTAACAAAGCCTGGCGCATTGCTGGTGCTGATCATGTTGTGTTTGCACTTGAAGGCAGATCCTGGCGCAAGGACTACTATGAGCCTTACAAGAAGAATCGCAAGGTAGCTCGTGATGCACTCACAGAACAACAGCAAGAAGAGGATCAGTTGTTCTGGGATACCTATGATGATATGACAACATTCTTAAAGGACAGTGCTAATTGCAGTGTACTAAGTTGCGATATTGCTGAAGCAGATGATATCATTGCACGTTGGGTTAACATGCATCCTAAAGACAATCATGTTATTGTAAGTAGTGATAGTGACTTTGCACAACTTATTGCACCTAATGTCAAGCAGTACAATGGCATCCAAAATCATATGATGTCACTAGAAGGTATCGTAGACGATTATGGTAAGCCTGTTAAAGACAAGAAAACAGGCGATGTAAAGGACGCTCCAGATCCAGAATGGTTGCTGTTTGAAAAGTGCATGCGTGGTGACACTAGTGACAATGTGTTTAGTGCTTACCCTGGTGTTCGCAAAAAAGGTACTAAAAACAAAGTTGGGTTACTTGAGGCTTTTGCAGATCGTAATAGCAAAGGCTTTAACTGGAATAACATGATGCTACAACGCTGGACTGATCATAACGGTGAAGAGCACCGTGTGTTGGACGACTACGAACGGAATAGAACGCTTGTAGATCTTACTGCACAACCTGAAGAACTTAAAGAGTACATTGATACCACAATGCGTGGTCAAATGGAGCCT